TTCATCGCTCGCTTTCCCTGCAAATGCGGGACTACCATCTCATAGTCGTCCAGCAAATTAGCAAAGACTCGAATGTTTCCCGACACTACACCACCAGGCATAGCTGTCCTCAGAGGGGACAAACACGAGAAGTTCACACTCCACGAGTTCACCGGTCCAGCTGGAAGAGTCGCAAAATCATACGGCCAAAGAAACTCCAGCTGCATGACCGCATTCTCGGCGGACGCACAGTCGATTCTCGCAAAATGGTCAGTCTGCATCACGTTGTTTATACGTAAATTAGCTGCCACTGGAGTAACCGCTGTCCCTCCATTCGGGAGGGCTGTAATAACATACGTCCCAAAAGCATTTCCAGGAATCGCGCAAACAAAAATCAATTGGAGAGTTCCTCTCAACATTTGATAGTTCGCAGTCTTATCCTGGATTCTCGGGTTCGCAAGAAACAGCGTCCACGGATCAATGCTCGTAAGCACTGAGGTGGCAGCATCTGAATCTGTCATCACGAAATTGGCGATCTCAGTCGCACGTGTCGGGAAATCCGTCAACGTGTTCTGAGGCATGGTTTGAAACACCTTCTGAACAGCACTTGTTACAGTCTGAACTAAAGGCGAGGCAAACGCCATCATGCCGGTGTCATGTGTCAGCGAGCCCGTCTGGCCCACACTTTCTTGGTTCTTTGCGGGATCATTGCCTGCATTTACTATCTTTGAATCTGACATTTTTCCTTGTAATCGGAAGTTTGTGGCGAGGGGCCCAATATCACTCAATGTGACTATCAGGGCGTCAGAGCCTAAAGCAACGGGGGACACCTCTTCCCGATTGCTCCACGTCTGGAACGATCCATCTCGCATCTTTTCACGCCAAAAATCGAACGAACGTCGAACGAGATTGGGGTTCTGAAGAAATCCGTGCGCAAGCGCACGTTCTCCAACAAAACGGTCCAACTCTTCAAACAGCTCTCGTCCATGGTACACTGCCTCTCGCAGTGCTTCACTACACGATACTGCGGCATGGTCGAGATCACTCAAGGACGAATCCTTCTTAATCACGAGCATACGCGCAATCGACTTCAAGCTCAATGGTGGAATATACAACTGCAATTCCTCATCCCAGACAAGTCCTCTCTTCAAAAAGGAAATCTCTGAGATGTTCATCAAGCGCATCTTACCCGTCTTCTGAGCATCTGTCATCACAATGCCAAGGTGATTCAACCAGTCGTCACAATACGACTCTGGGATCTCCTCAACAGTGGCCTTCACGTTGTCATCTCCATAGGTGACCAACGCTACATTATTGCGAAAAGTAAAGCCACAATCAGGTGGCACAGGATTCGTAAAAAACTGCGCAAACCAGGCATTCAACTTCTCGTAATCGATGTCATTCGGGTGGTGGAGGTAATAAATCACACGCTCACACAGAGACATGAGAATACTATTCAGCTCCACTGTCCAGTCATTACCGGACGGATTCCACCAAGCACGAAACAGATCGTTTTTAAAACAATAAGTTGTGTGCTTCATCCCCAGCGCCAGAAGATAATTCTCCATTGCCTGAACACCAATCACGAATGAAATGGCATAAATGACAAGAGCGACAAAATCCCAGAGCTGGCCTGACCAAGACTTGTCAAGAGACCTCGCGTCTCCATCAGACAATCTTGTCAGGGTTGCATCCAATGCCTTCAAAATTTGCACAACCTTATTGCACTCAGCAGAGGTCATGTTAATTCCAACAGCGCACTCAAAGAACTCCATGTTAGCTCGAAAGAAAGACTTCCACACTCCACGCATTTTCATATGCATGTTTGCGGTAAAGGGCAGATTAATAAATAATCTCTCCCAGAGTTTATCAAACTTCATGGCCTCGTCCTTGCCCGTTCCTACACCGACAAAGCTTGGAATCCCACCTTCTTTAAGAATCTCACCGATCCTATCAAAGTGCTTCCAAATCACTTCATCCATGTAAGATCCCTCCTCCGGGTCAAAGTGCATAAATGCACGCTTCGACTTATTAAAAGGGGGGCCGACAGACGTCTTGATATTCACACGGTTAATGTAACTACCAGGAATGCCTGTGAGGGTTTGCTCCTCCGTCAATTGGCAAAATCCTTCGGTATAGAGTTTATCAATCCCGTAAAGATAATCACCAAGAGCTGCTATCAGAAGCTGCTCAGGAGGCTGGACATGGTTCTCTGATGACCAAGCGTTAGTCCACATGGACTGCCACTTGTCCTCAAGCATCCTACCTTTGAAGGTAGGAAGGCGCCAATAACCAGGTCGACCGCACCAATCTGCTTCAAACTTCGCGCTCGCTTCCTCGCGGAAAATAGAGTACTTCACTTTGGTCTTCATAGAAGAACCAACGAGAGAGTGATCCAAATTCCCTAAAGGATAGGGAGCGGCTCCGCTAGACATAGCGGCCCAAAGCTCAGACTTGTATGGCAACTTGGAAACCGCCACAAGAGTCTCATCCTTATTGTACGTGAAAGTCACGGGCACAACCCCCTGAAGGGTGGTTCCGATTGTTTGACACATGCGGGAGAGCTCCTGGGCAGTAATTATAGCTGCAACAGAACAAGAGGAAGAACCAAACGGCGTAACCGTCTCGCGAAGCATATAATGCATTCCGACGATTTTCCACGAAGCACCAAACTTAGCAATGTAGGCGTCACCGCAGCTACCATTCACAGTCTTGGCGTCCGTCGTCAACAACCTTGAGGCACCTTGTACCTTAACTTGGTTAGTCGACGGAGCATACTCCCTCTGATCGGACCAGATCTCCACCTCATCAAATTGGTGGACCTGGGCATCCACAACAGGCCAAATGCGAGTGGATATAGATCCAGCTCCAAATAGCTCGCCGTTCCGAAGGATACAAATTTGCTCATTTGAAGGCATCACTCTGAAGTTCTGATCAGAAACGATGAACTTAATCACCCGATCCCGACAATGAATCGACACCTCCTTACCAACCTCAACCGCATGGGTCGTGGTCAGCACGGTATTGTGCCCCAACAGGTAGCCTCCAACCTCACACACACCAATGATCTTGACATAGCTCTCCTTGAGAGACTTAATCAAATCATCCTTGGTAAACGTCGCTTGCATAGGCGAGGACGGAATCCCAGGTGTGAAGGTTTGAGCGGCTCGTTGCCACGTCATAGGCAACAAACCATCGACAGTATTATTTTCTCGAGCTTGGTACACCGCAATAGCAGTGCCAGCCAGAGCCAAATAACCAATACCACCTGCCATCAAAGCAACTGTCGTAACTCCAAAGGCAAACTGGTGCCTTCGCACTTCCGTTCTCGCAAGGTGGTACCAAGACTTCCACTCATCAGGCGTCTTATCACGAGCGTGAGCTCTAATGGTAAACGCGGTGAGGGCTAGTCCCAGCCCAGCAGCAACAGACACAGCGGCAAGAGGCATAGAAACAGCAACAGCTGATCCCAAGCCCTGAAGCTCTTCATACTCATATGAAAGTCCTCCTCTCGCTACATCTCTGGCAGCCTCCTCAGTGAACACTTTGGGAAGTGGTCCACTAAGGCCCGAAGCTCCCTTACGACTCTTCAAACGATTCATCGCCGCAACAACCTCAGTAGGCTGTAACTCGCGTGGGGGGAGACTCCTAATGAGGTTCGCTCTCCGTTCAATGTCACTCAGACGCTCAACAGAGGCTAAGACCTCAAAGGGTGGGTCTTCCGCTTTCTCTTCTTCCTCAAACTGTTCCAATAACTTGGCAGTCTGTCGAACGAGCTTCGGCAAAAGTGGTGGAAACAACCGATCCTCAATATGATGAGTGCAGTCTCGACTTGAGTCAAGACCGCAAACGGGGCAATAAAGGCCACTCTCAGTGGCTCTACGCACCAACTCACGCTGTCTAATCTGATGTGCTCGCATAGCTTCA